CTAATTTGTGATAGTAAATTAGACAAACCTGTGAATGACTTGAATTTAAAGCTATTGCGGACTCCGGTTCAACTCCGGACGGGTCCACCATTTTTTATCTTTATCATTCTCAGTTTAGCAGATATTTATATCTGCATGGGAGATCTACAGTGAAGATAACAAGATTACAGTTAAGAAGATTGATTAAAGAAGAGCTTGGAATATTAAATGAACAATCCGTATATAGTGACGTTGTTGCAATAAAAGATGATGCTCTAGTGGGTTCATTTTCTTATGAGCGTCTAGAAAATAAAAGATTTATTCCAACACCAGAAGGGAAGAAGCGAGGCTTCGAAAATTCAGATAGAATACCTGACGGTACAAAAATGACAAAGACATACGAAATTTTACCTGACGGTAGTAAGTTAGTATTATAGAGAAAAGATAGTCCAACTCCCGCCGGGTCCACCATTCAGAAAAAGCATTCTGTCTCCATAGTTAATATTATGGAGACTTTTCTTTTATGCCCACCAGAATATTTTTCCGTTGATTACTCTATAAATCCGTGGATGATAGGGGAAAAAGTAGACGTTTCACTTGTCAAACATCAGTGGGAAAACCTTCGCGACACAATTAGGAGCCTGGGTGCAAAAGTAAAAACTATAGACCCAGTTGCAGGTTTGCCGGATATGGTGTTCGCAGCAAACTCAGGAGTTGTCTTTGGCAAAAGTGTCGTTCTCTCTCGAATGAAATACAAAGAGAGGCAAGGTGAGACTGCTCATTATAGATCCTGGTTTAATTCTAACGGATATGCAACTATAGATTTAATGCCAGGTATATCGTTCGAAGGCTGTGGTGACTCTCTGTTGTACGGCAATTCACTAATTGGTGGATACGGTTTTAGAAGTGACAAGAGAGCTCTGGAGATCACTGCCAGCTCTCTAGGTTTAAATTTATTTGACCTAGAGCTGTCTGATCCTAGATTTTATCACTTAGATACTTGTTTCTGCAGAGTTGGAGATGACAAAGCAATATATTTTCCCAATGCATTTAAAAAAGGTGAGATAAAAAAGCTGCAAGGAGTCATTGACCTTATTCCGGTTTCTGAACAAGAAGCCAGGCTTTTTATGTGCAACTCAATGCTAGTCAATGATATACTTTTGATTCCAGAAAATCAAACATCTATAGCTAAAAAGCTTAGAAATAAATTTGGCGTTAAGACATGTCATGTTAATGTTTCTGAATTTTTAAAATCAGGAGGTTCTATACAGTGTCTTTGCTTAAAAATTTAAATTTATTTTCTATATTTACATCAAAGGGGTAGAAATGAAACTATTATCATCTAGAAAATTTAGCCTTGTCTGTGCAGTGGTCAATGCTGTTTGGGCATTTAACTCTTTTATATCAGGTAGCTACGGCTTTGCAGCTGTGGCTATTTTCTTTTGCGGCGCTTGTGCTATAAACTACGCAAGAGAATCTACATGATGCTCGTATTCACTTTTCTTTTGGTTGCAGTTCTTGAAAGTGCTGCTATTCATAGCGATGATAAAAAAGAATTTGATCAGGCTGAGACTGTTGAAGAACCCGATATGTGTGTCGGGTGCGATAGTAAAAAAGAAGATAAAAAGAAAGAGGAAGATACTTTACAAGTTGAAGTAGTTGTTGATCCAGAGACTGGAAAAATACGCTACGTAATCAAAGGATTGGAAATAAAGTAAGCTTTATTTAAACATCTCTAAAAAAAGCTATAGTATCCTGGACTGGAGGTGAATAAATGAAGTACTTTCTTATGATTGCAGCACTCGGTTTTCTTGCCGGTTGTGGTGACAAGGATGAAGAAGATACTGGCGCTGATACTGCAGAAGCTGTTGATACCGGCGATACCAGCGATTCTGAGTAAATTAAAATATTTTTATTGAGGCCCTGTGAAAAATTTCACAGGGCCTTTTTTATTCTGCAGGTTCTTCGTACCACTCTTCCATGAATGATTCCCCGGTAATCTCTTCTAGTCTGCGAATCATTTTTTCCATATTGATTCTTACGACTTTACCTGTTCGTGTATTTCTGGAGAAATACTGCCACTCACCTTCAGAATTGTGTGGAGAGATTTGAGTCACGTTACTGCTAGAGTCCTGTACAAATATTTCAGCTACACCGCTAGTTAGTTTGGAGTATATGTGCGCGTGATTTAGAAGTGGAGGAGTACCGGTAGGGTCGACTGTATTCTGGCAATTCAGGCGGATATAATTAGAGACACGAACGTTACCGGTGACATCAAGCTCGTCGTTCGGAGAAGTATTTCCTATCCCAACGTGGTCATTACCACCGTCAACAAAGAGCATGTGTGTATTGTTGTCTGATTCAACCCTAAAGTCTACTAAAGAGTTTGACCCTTCGTTAACAACAACTTCTGGGACAGGCCCACCAATTCTGAAACCTTCTCTAATATTCCCTTGATCATTGGTCTTAAATACTATGAACTTGTTCATCGACTGGTTTGTAAGCAAGAGGTTGTCTGAGTCATTAATTAAAATTTCTGCTCTGTCACTTCCGCCTTCTTTAAACTGAATAACCGGTTGCACGGTATCTAAAAAAAGCGTTTCAGCGTGAACAGATCCACTTGCATATATTGCGTAATTTTGATCATCAGATCCAGATACAATTATTCCCTCATTTAGCTTGGGTGTTCCTGTTCCGAAGTTTTTAATCCTAGGTGGCATACAATACTCCTGTTGTAATATTTATTTTCCGATTCGGGTAATTACATGTATGAATATCGAGCTTATGTTAGAAAAGTTTATGATGGTGACACTATTACAGTTGATATAGATCTTGGGTTTGGAGTTTTGCTTAAAAATCAAAAAATTAGATTGTATGGAATTAACACACCTGAAGTAAGAGGTGAGTCTAAAGAAGAAGGTAAAAAAGTTCGAGATTTAGTTAGGCAAAGAATACTTGGAAAATGGGTTGTAATTAAAACCAGGAGAGATAAAAAAGGCAAGTATGGAAGGTACTTGGGAATAGTTTATGAATCTGAAGTTGAAGAATCTTTAAACGACTGGCTTTTGTGTGAAGGTCATGCAGTAAAATACTAGACTATAAAGATATTTATTTGATAATAGTAGCGGGCTTATTTAAAAATGAAGATATCAGAATCCAGGCTTTTTCAAATTATAAAAGAAGAAATAGAAAGAAGACTTTGTCCGCCCGCAACGCAGGACGTAGAGCTAAACACTGAGAATAGAAACAAGACGCGTGATCGTCATGATTATGGCCCAATGAACCCGCTTGAGGAGAGTATGGGGTATTGGGAAGAGTATTCTGAAAAGTGGCCAGGTGCAACACCCGAAGAAGCTATGAAGATGAGATGTGCAAACTGTGTTGCTTTTGACGTATCTTCCAGGATGAAATCTTGTATGCCAATATCAGAAATACAGTACGATGACAATGAAGATCCTGACCCTATGGATATAGCAGACCAGGGACTCCTAGATGCCTCGACAGAAGATTTTCCAGGAATGCCCGAAGATTATTACACAGGTTTTGGATATTGCTGGATGCACCATTTTAAATGCCATTCTGCTAGATCCTGTGATACTTGGGCAGGCGGTGGTCCGATAGATGAAAATGAAGAATCGCTGGAATGGCAGGAAAAGGCAGGAATGTAAAGTGAAAAACACGCTAAAAAAAGCCATTCTGAAAGAAGTGTTTTCTTCTAGCCTAATATCCGAAGGATTGAGATATCATATTGAGAAAAATGTCGGAGTTGACATGAATCTCTTCAGACCGGGCTCAAAAGCTTTTTTCGACTTATTTAGAGAGGTTAGGGAGCTTCATAGAGTTGGAATTTATGAGCTAAAGGATTCCGAAGCCTATTATATTAAAGAGACTGAGATAGGAAACTTTGGAGATTTTAACGGTTCCCTGGTTCCTCTTGATTTTCCAATGGAAGCCGAAGACAATCTTTTTGAAGCAGAGTATAAGGGTAGAAAAGTAAAGCTTAACAAGCCTTCCAGAAATTCAGGTAAATCAGGCGGCCAGTTTAAAGTTTATGTTAAAAATCCCAAGACTGGAAAAGTAAAGGAGATTACATTTGGGTCTCGTGAGATGAAGTCCAGGCTTGGTAATCCTAAAGCAAGAAAATCATTCGCTGCCCGCCATCGGTGTGAAACAACAAAGGATAAGACTTCTGCAAGGTACTGGTCATGCAGACTTGGAAGATATCCTCACCTAACAGGATCTAAGAAAAAATACAGGTGGTGGTAGTTGAGACCTTACAGAGAGAAATCACTTTCAGAAATAGAGCGGGTAAGAATATTTGATAGCTCTGTTCCAGATGCTGACCTAGAGTGGCACAGAGACCTCCAGGATCGCGTCGTTGAAGTTATTAATGGTAACGGTTGGATGCTACAGATGGACAACCAGGTGCCAACAGAGATGGTTTCTGGAAAGTCTTATTTTATTGAATCTAAATCATGGCACAGAATAATTAAGGGTAGCGGAGATCTAGTTTTGAAAATCACAGAAGGTAAAAAAGATCAGAATAAAGACGGTAAGAATGATTTCGAAGATGTCAAGATTGCCAGGATGAAAGCTAGTGGCATGTCTGATGACGAGATTAAAAAGAAGCACCCGGAACTTTTTGAAGAAGAAGAATATGAGAAAGAGCTTAGAGAATCTCTTGCAGCCCTTCTAGAAAAAAAGAAAAAGAAAAAGAAGTCTAAAAAGAGAAGAAAGAGAAAAGCTCCTTCCAAAGACAGAAAAAATCCACGTCAGTATGATGCGCCCCAGGGTAGCGAAAGAGATAAGGGTTTAGATGCTGCTGCAGCTGCTTATGCTGCAGGTGATGTAAAGAAGGCAGCGAGAATAAGGCAGAGAATGGAAAAGAAAGCTAGAAATGCTCCCGGTTATAAAAACAAACCTCGCAAAGATACGGGTAAATACACAGAGTCAACTTTCTTGGAATCAAGAGAGCAGGTGTCGACTTTAATAAACGACATCTACGAAGAGATAAAGCTCGATATGGTTCTCGAAGAGCTAGAAGCAAGAGTTGATGAAAAGAGAAAAAGAAAAAAGAAGAGCGGTAAATCTCCAAAAGGTCTTTCAAAAGCTGTTAAAAAGTCACTAGACAAAAAGGCTGATAAGAGATGCCTTACCAGAGGCTCTGTTTACGCTGAGTTTAGAAAGGGATTGTCCGCCTATCTCTCTTCAGGTTCTAGAAAGGGAATGACAGCGCATCAATGGGCTCATGCAAGAGTAAACTCGGCTAACCCAAGTAAGAAATGGGCAGTCGTAAAGAAAAGAAAGAAGTGTCCTAAAAAGAAAAAATAGGCTTGTGTAAATATAGCAATCTAAAATTAAAATTGCTATATGAATATATTTGTTCTTGATAGAGATCCAGAAGTAGCAGCCAGATATCACTGCGATAAACACGTTTGTAAAATGATACTAGAGGCAGGACAAATGCTCTGTACTGCACATTGGGTTGCCTGGATGAAAAAGCTAGATATTAAAAAGGCTGATTTTAAGAGAGTTAGAGATTTAAAAGAGGAGCTTAGGAAAAGAGTTCCAATAGAAAGTCAGCCACCCTGGTCTATGACACATATGAATCATCCATGCAGCATCTGGACAAGAGAGACAGTTTCAAACTACTTCTGGCATGCAAGATTAATGAGGTCGCTACTAGATCAATATAGCCAAAGATACAAAAAGATTCACAAGTCAGAAGAAGTTTGGAAGTGGCTAGAGGAAAATATACCCCCAGAAATAGAAGACGCTCCTATAACTGATCATCCAATTTGCGTACCGGAGCCCTATAGAATTAGCAAAAGTCCCGTTGAATGTTACAGAGAGTACTATTTGAATGACAAGGCTAGATTTGCTAAATGGAAAAATGGTAATATTCCAAGCTGGTGGCACGTGTAATCTTAGGCTGGCTGTGTTATAATAAAACTACCCCTGCTTCAAACAAAGGAGTTTTTTATGACAGTAAGACTAGGCTATGCCTGCATTAATATGTCTCTTGCAGAGCGAAAGCCAGAAAAAGTTAGTTGTAATCGAGGAATGATTAAGAGGACCTTCTTGGCCAGGGGGATTCCATATGCCTCAGAGCTAGCTCTTAAGAACTCTATGGATCTTATTAAGATTATTGCATGGAACAATGAGCAAGGTGTGAAAGTCTTTAGAATGACATCCTGCCTATTTCCCTGGATGTCTGAGTATGAACTAGAAGATCTTCCCGACTATGAGGGTATTAAGGCAAATCTAGAATATGCTGGCAAGATTGCTCGAGAGAACAATCAGAGACTTTCTTTTCACCCTGGTCCATTTAACATTCTATCATCCCCCAAAGAAAAAGTTGTTAAATCTTCTTTGCTAGATTTGACCCGGCATGGTGAGATTATGGATCTTCTTGGGATGCCGAGAAACCACTGGGCAAAAATCAATATTCATCTTGGTGCTGCATATGGTGACCGAGAAGGGTCTATTGATCGCTGGTGCAGAAATTTTGAACTACTTCCAGAGTCTGTTAAGACTCGTCTTACTCTTGAAAATGATGATCGCGGAAATCTTTATTCAACAAAGATGCTTTATGATGGTGTTTACAAGAGGCTTGGTATTCCAATTGTATTTGACTCACATCACTTTGAATGTGGTCCGGAAGATACCTCATACGAAGAGGCAATCTCTATGGCGGTTGATTCATGGCCGAAAGGTATTATTCCTGTTTGTCATCACTCAAACTCTAGAAAGGAGTATGAAGATCCCAAAGTTGCAAAGTCAGCCCATAGTGACTATTACTACAAGCCTTTTATTAGCTGCGGCTATACTGTGGATGTTGTTCTAGAAGCTAAAAAGAAAGAAAGGGCGCTGTTTAAATATAAAAAAGATTTTCCAGAGCCTGTACAAGATAAAATCTGTGCTTAAATTTTGAATTACGGATAGATCAATAATGAATATTCGTGCACTTAACATGTATTAACAGTTAAGGAGGACATTATGAGTGCAATTATTAGACGACGCAACAGCCTGCCTGCAAGAACAATGACAAAGCAGGAATTTCTAACACCATTCGATCGCATTTTCGATGATATGCTCGGAAGCATGTTTCCGACAATTGCTAGTGACTTTGGTGATGACTTTTTTACCAAGGGTTCATATCCAAAAGTAAATGTTGTGAACTATGATGACGGTATTGAGATCGACGCAGCGATTCCTGGCATGACCAAGGATGATGTTGACGTTGAAATTACAGATGGTGTGCTGACAATTCAAGGAACCAGCAACCAAAACAGAAATGTTGATGACGCACAATATCTAAAGCGTGAAATTAAAAGATCATCTTTTCGGCGGTCTTTTACTTTAGGTGACAATTTAGATTCTGAAAATGTATCTGCCAAGTTTGATAATGGAATTCTAACACTGAGTATTCCTAAACTTGTACCAGATGATGAAAAACCAGTAACAAGAAAAATTGAAATAACTTAGTAATATTCTGCAGTTAAAAGTTCGGCGAGGCCAAAAGCCTCGCCGTTCAAGTATCTGAAGTCTGTAATAATTAGCTATAGATTTTGGAGGCATAACTTTGGGTATTGGAAAGCTAAAAGATCCCTGGATATCAATATCAGATATGATGACCGGGTTGATGATGATATTTCTGTTTATTACAGTTAGCTATGCACATCAGATTACCAAGCAGTCAGAGAACGCAATATCTAAAAACACTGATGTAAAAGAGATTGTTCTAGAGTTGGTAAACAATAAGACTAAAATTGCTAAGTCTCTGCACGATGAATTTGATAAAGATCTTGAAAAGTGGGGTGCTTCAATTGATGATCAGAATCTAAGAATTAGATTTGAATCTCCTGAGGTTCTGTTTCAGCCAGGAAAAAGTGATGTAACTCCACTGTTTAATGAGATACTTTCTGACTTTTGGCCCAGATACTTAAAAATACTGTCAGAAAACCAATCAGCCATTCTTGAGATAAAGATTGAAGGTCACACTTCTAGCGACTGGTCTACCAGGGTTAGTAGAAACGAATCTTATTTTAAGAATATGGAGCTTTCTCAAGATAGATCTAGGAACGTTCTTAAGCTGTGCTTACAATACACGCCAAAAGATTTGCTAGAGTGGTCTAGAAGCTCTGTCACTGCAAACGGATTTTCTTTCTCCAGATTGATATACGACGATCTAGGAAGAGAAGATTCAGAAAAGAGTAGAAGAGTTGAATTTACAATAATGGTTCGATCTGATGAGAAGATTGACGACATAGAGGAAATTTTATAGATGTTTTTACAATATTTTGATCTAGTTTCTATTTTGCCGCTTGGTTTTGCACTAGTCTGTGTTCTTAATCCAGTTGTAGAAAAATTACTAAATAGAAAAGCTGATCCGGGAAAGTTGGCCTATGGTGCAACATCTCTTGGTGTTCTATTGACATTCTTCGGTATTTGGCAAGGTTTGCAGGGATTTGATGTAACTGATACAGACGCTTCTATTCCAACTCTTCTTGAGGGTCTTAAGCTGGCATTTGGATCTTCAATTGTTGGACTTTTTACTTCTCTTTTTATCAATCTGTTCTATGTTGATAGTCGAGAACCTGAGGAAAAATCTCTTGCAAATATGGAAATACTATTAAGAGACCTTAAGACTAGCCTGGATGATTTTACGATCAATATGACAAATGCAAATATAGAGGCTCTGGGAGCAGCTGTTAAAAATCTTGTCTCTGGTCTAGAGATGGGAATAAATACTGAGACGCAACAGACAATTGGTAAATTTAAATCATCTGTTGATATGCTAAGAGAGTGGCAAGAAAAATATATGGATGAAATAGAGAATGTGACCGAGGCCATGGATAGAAACGCTGCTGTTACAAAAGAGACTACAACTCAGCTAGATAGGACAAACGATGTTTTAGCTGAGCTAGGACCCGTAACTGAGAGAATTGCCGAAAGCATAGGCTGGGTTCAGCATGCTTTACCTTCATTTAGAAAGAGACCTATGCAATCATCAAGAAAAAAAGAGGCTAAGGTCGAGGAAGGCTCTAATGAATAAGTTTCAAAATATATTAGGCAAGATTAAATTGAGATGGATTGAAGAAGAAGTATATATTCAAGAAGAAGAATATGATATGATAACAGATGAAATAGAAAAATCTCTTCTGGAGATAAAAGATGCCTACGACATCCCTACAGAAGAGATTGAAAAATCTGTTTTATCTAGAAGAAACTTGAGAAAAAACAAAAATACTAGATGATATTTTCCAAGCCAGGTCTTATTTTATCAAGAACTTTTTTCTCTATTTGGCATATTCTCATTCTTGTAATTCCAAATATGTCTCCAATTCTCTGTAATGTCATTGGGCCCTCTCTTGATGCTAGGAGTGTGCAGTTTAAATGCTCTTCTATTCCTATCCAATGTCTACAGGACTCTTTTCTACACCCTTCACTAGTCTTTTGACATAATTCATAACACTTCATTTAACAATCTCGCTGATTTAAAATCATAATAATTATCCAAGGAAAAATTTACAATGAAAGAAAGAAAAGCTTTTATATTAGACACTTCAGTTCTCCTTTATGACAAGGAGTCGATAAAATCTTTTCCCGGCTCCGACGTTGTCATTCCTCTAATTGTATTAGATGAGCTTGACAGATTTAAAGAGAGGCAAGGCATAATTGGAGAAAATGCACGCTATATAAATAGATACCTGGATGATCTAAGAAAACTAGGAAATATTCATGAAGGAATTAAGATTGGTGAAGATCAAACAATTAGGGTCGAAGTTAATCACAACTCTTTTGTACCGGAAGGGCTAAGTCCTTCCCACGCTGATAATAGGATTATTGGACTCGCCGTTGGAGTTGCAAAAGAAAGAGGCCAGGAAGTGACTCTAATTACTAAAGATATAAACTTTAGAGTTAAATGTGATGCTCTTGGAATAAAGTCGGAAGACTATTATAAGGACAGGATAGTAGGTTCAGAGTCTCAAATATACACCGGTCAAACAACATGTACTTTTCCTAAAAGTATAATTGACAAGTTCTTTTCTGACGGAGATGTCAGCGTCGAAGATATTGAAAGCAAACTAGATGAAGATATTGAAATATCTCCAAATCAGTTTGTAATTGGAAAGTCAGAGTGTGGATCATCCATGATGGGAAGATTCGATGGAGACAATATAGTTCAAATTAGAAACAATCTTTTAGACTTAATAGCTGTAAATCCAAAAAATAAAGAACAAAAATTTGCTCTGGATCTTTTAACAAACGTAGATATTCCACTGGTTACTCTTACTGGTATCGCAGGCTCCGGAAAGACTTATCTAACCCTGATGGCAGCAATATCAGGATTAAAATCTGATACTTACGAAAGAATAATAATCACAAGAAGTATTCAACCTGTTGGAAAAGATATAGGGTTTCTGCCCGGAGACATGAATGAAAAAATGGATCCATGGCTATCTCCTATTGCGGATAACTTTAGGGCAGCTTTTAAAGATGTGACATACTATGAGATTATGAGAGAAAAAGGTCAAATTGAAGTCGCACCCCTGTCTTTCATCAGGGGTAGAACCTTTAACAACGCTTTTATAATAGTTGATGAATCTCAAAACTCAACCATTCATGAGTTAAAAACCATTATTACTAGAGTTGGTGAAGGTTCAAAAATAGTTCTCTTAGGAGATATTGAGCAGATTGACACCCCTTATATTGACACTCTTTCAAACGGTCTAACGGTTGTTGTTGAAAAGTTTAAGAATAGTAAAATATCTGGTCATGTAACCCTTCTCAAGGGAGAAAGGTCAAAACTTGCAACAGAGGCATCTAGGCTAATCTAATTCTCAACTTGTCTATATTTATCTAAAGAGGTAGAAAGTATGGGAAAAGCTAGCTTTAAGAGAAGAGATAAAAATAGATTTAGAAAAGTCTACCCCTATTTGAGAAAGGCTCCCGTCTATGAATACTGCTCTAATGAAGATGTAGAGATAGAAGTGGGAGAGATATCCTACAGTAACTCAAATACAGGCTCTTATACTTTTACTAGTAATTTCAAAAATGCTCCGGTAATAACAGCTATATCGTATGACTCTGAAAGTAATGCTACAGCAAATGTCAACGTATATATCGACTCTGTTTCTACCACCTCTGTAACCATAAAAACTAGTGCACCTTTTACTGGAAAGGTGCACTTTCATGCTATAAGGATTGACTGTTAATGAGCTTATTAAATGTTGAGATAATCGAAGAAGAGGTTTCTTTTTCAGGTACAGATACAGCCTCTATCACCTATCACTTTCACAGACCTCCATTTGTTACTGCCACCAGCTTGGTAAATAATGTAAATGTTTATGTGGAAAGCGTGACAAATTCAGGTTGCACAATTAGAACTTCGACACCGATAAGCGGAAAAGTTCACGTCCACATTATAGGAAATAAATAAATCCGACTGGAGAAAACTTAAATGGCTGACTTTAAAGCAACTGCAATATCGGGATCTCTAACCAGGGTAGTCTCTGGAGATACTTACCTTATTGGCGGGGCAAATATTGATATTACAACTGGTTCCGATGGTAGAGTCACTATTGTAGGGACAGGTGGGGGCGGAAGCTCAGAGTGGACTAGGGCAGCAGGAGACATTTATCCCACCACAAACCCGACAACGACAGATGTTTTAGTCGGCAACACAGCCATTGCAACTGCAAATACTGTTTTACTTGCAGGCGGTGGCGCAATTTTTAACGAGCAAGGTGCCCAAGCCGACTTTAGGATTGAGAGTGATACTAAGACTCATGCGTTTTTTATTGATGGGTCTACGGATCAAGTTCTTATTCTCTCTGGCGGGGCAGCTACCTCACCAAATGAGGCTTTAGGAACTGATGTCGCCGTCTTCGTTTCAGGGGCAATAGGTTCACTAGGATCTTCTACGAAAGGATCATCTTTATTCGGCGGCGATGCTTTATTTTCGGGTTCTATTAGAGTTTTGAACTCTGGAAAGAATGGCGGGACAATATCCGGATCTATTCATCACACTGAAGACGGCTTGTCATATCTGGTAGGATCTGGATTAGTCACTGTTTCT